CGTTTACAAATCTGTCAACGGCAGAAGTAAGAACTTCTCTAGTATATATACGACCGTTTTTATTCTTGTTCTCAGCTTGCATGAAAACACCTTCTAAGAAAGTATTCTTCTTGCCACCCTTAGCTTCTTCTATAGAGTAGCTAAGTTGATTCTGAGTATATTCTGTGATTAGCTTCATTTAAGCTCCCATTAATTTGATGAATTCTCCAACTGCTTTTTCAGCACTAGCTAGATCTTTATACTTGTCAAGCTTTACGCCATCAATATATAGATTAAACTTGCTGGTAATAACCGCAGTTACGTTTTTCTTCTTTCCAAGTTTGGTTATTTCCTTGGTTACCTTTTCACCTTTGGGTAGCTTTAGTTTAGCTTCTATTACTTCATTAAATGATTCTTTAAACGTTAGCATCTGTTGTTGTTTCCCCTTCTGGTGTTACCACCTCAGGTTCTACCTCAGCTGGAGTATCATTAGATGCTCCATACATCTTGGAAGCAACTTCTTGTTTATGTGAATCTAATGCACTTAATATTTTATCTTGCATAATACTATTAAAAGTATTGTTGCTTTTCTGTGCATCACCCTGTTTTATATTGTCAATTAGTGTTCTTGTTGTCATAATCTCTTTGTATAGTATTTATAAAAATGTTTATTTCCAGTAAACTTTATGTATTACAGAGCTGAATTAGCCAGATCTGGATTGATATCGTCATCATCCATAGGATCGTCTTTATTATCCTTAGCTATCTGTTTAATCATCTCATCATCCAATTTCAGAATATTTCTACGTACCCAGTCTTTAGACCAGAACGAACCGATATATTCATCCATCATTTGCAATGTCTCTATACGTTCCTTAAGGATTTCTGCATCTTTAAGTTCAGCATAGTAGTTATCTCTTGAGTACTCAACAACGATTTCTTCACGGATGTTTACCCAGTCGCTTGGCACTATGATCTTTTTAAGGATCAATTGTCTCTTAAGCGCTTCATAGAATAATGTTGAGAACTTACCACGGCAACGATCTATAAACTTTTGAAATTTAAGTTCGTCACGAGTGATTTCGGAAGAGCGACCTACTGAGAATGCATCTGATTCTTGTAGTCTGCTCATAGGGATATTTAAAGCCCTGTATAATTTGTTTTGAAAGTATTGTATATCTTCAATCTCACCAAGGTTTTGTCCACCAGGAAGAGTAGTAATCTCAGTACCACGACCACCTTCTCTACGTGGTAACCAGAAGTCTTCCATAACATTACGATGGATCTTCTCATCTTTTAGATTACCTGTGGTAGGATCATATACAACCTTATTACGATATTTATTCATCGTGTTATTAAGGTATTCCTCAGCCTTACCCTTAGGAAGATTACCTACATCAATATAAAATATTCGACGTTCAGGTGCTCTTGATATACGATAGATGACTAGTGAGTCTTCCATCATACTTAATTGGTTTAAAGGTTTAAGTGCTTTGTTTAGATAGCCTATAACCTTATTGCGTTCGTCATTTAATAGACCTGAGTTAACTTGAATGATAGCATCAGGATTAATACGTAAGCCTTCAGAGTTATTCATTAACACTTCATCTTGGTACAAGTAATACTCTTGACCTTCTTTCTGAAGTTCAGCTCCAGTCTTAGGATCTTTAACCTTTTCTATTTCTTTGATCTTACGAATCTTTGTAGGATCTATTTGTCTTAGCTCTAATATTCCTGCATCAGGTTTAGCATCATTGATAACAACATGATAGAATAAACGTCCATCAACATACCAACGTCTAAACGTATCGTATGCTGTTGCAGAGAAGTTAGTTAAGTTAAGAATTCTATCGAACTCTTCCATGATTAGATCTTTAACATTATCTTTCTGATCTAAGTTATCTAAGTTTAGTTTAACAATAACACCATTCTCATCTGTAATTGCTTCATTACAAATATCTTCAATCGCCATATCCACTTCTGGATACTGCGATATAGAACGATACTTCATTATTAATTGTTTATCTGATTCGAATTTATCTCCACTAAGGTCCATGTACTGACCAAAGTGTCCACCCGTTGGATTAATCTCGTATGCTCCATCCTCATTATCTGAGGCGAATGATACTGGTTTCTTATTTGTCTCTATTGATTTTCTTTTAAACTCAAAACCAAATAGTGATCTGCTGTTTACATCTGCCATATTTTCCTTTATTCCTAATTCACTCTTTCTTAAATATATTTATAACACTTAAGAAAGAGTGCCTTTCGGCACCCTTAAGTATATCGATGATTTACGTTGTAGTATCAGATTCCCAATATTGAACTTGTAGTTCAACAGTGAATTCTTCAATAACATTTTCTGATTCGTACGAAAGTTCAATCGCACCCAATGATGTTGGAAAACAACCTCTGATATCGTATTTTTTAATACTAGTACCAGCTTTATCAAGTTGTTCAACGACCATGTCAGCCATATAAGTATCTGGCTTGATTATACCAGTATTATTATTATGTCCATTAATCATGTTCATCCAATCTTCATATGCATTACGCACATCAAAGTCATTATCATTAATGACCGTGATCGTCCATGGTTCAAATGTTCTATCACCAGCTACCTGTAACGTACGACCCCTAAATGGAACTGGAATAGGAGCAATAGTACTTGCTGGCAACGATGCCATTTTTGTCATGTAAGATGCCTTCGTTGAGTTTGGCTTTATAATTAAACCAGGGAAGTTCTGTGTGACCTGGAATAAATTAGGTCTAGCACCACCACCGATTAATTGGCCCTTCATATCATCTACGCCTAAAATAGCCATTAGTTACCTCCTGCGATTTCAGAAAACTCTACGCCAGTTCGAGTGGCAATAAAGTTAAGTGTTATATAGTTAATAGATCTAGCAGGTTTGACATAAATATCAGCAACAAACTTATTAGTATCAATAATTGCTCCTGTGTTATTAGTGCCATCACAAACTACTTTAAAGTCCGTAATACCTCTACGACCCTTAACGTCTCTTAAAAATGGTTCAACCATGTTTCTAAATTGAGCCCTTGTAAATTCATCATTAAATTCGAATAATGATGCTTTAGATGCTGTACTTACAGCCTTCTCTAACACGATAAACAATCTACGAACGTTAATTCTATCGAACGCTGAAGGTTTACTTTGTAGAGTTTTGTCACCAAATAACACTGTACCCGAACCAGGGAAAGTTACAATAGGGTTTACACCTGTCTTGTATAAAGCATCTCTCGCTGCTTGGTTAGGATTCCATGCTAGTTTAGTAACGTTACGAACATTACCACGTGTAAAACCAGCTGGTGAGAACCATGCATCAGCAACTAGATCAGCGTTAGCCGTTAGTCCTGCTGTAGATCCTGCCGCTGCAATCCAACGATATACATCATTGTATTTGTCATACACATATAGAGAACTTGAATCTGCAAAGCCATAAGACGTTGAAGTTGAAGCTGTTCTCCATGCTGCTACTGCTGTTTGAGCCGCCGCAGCTGTTACGTTTACTGTTGCCGCTCTCTCTGGAGAGATAAAGCCAACTGCATCTTTTCTTGCTGCACATAAAGCTGTAATATAATTACCTAGTGTCCTGTTATCAGCTGCACTCAATGAAGAGTTTGTCTGAAACATTAAGCTCATGTCCATTGTTTCGGCATCTGCAAAGTATCCAAGACCTAAAGTGGTCTCGCCTACAGTCAATACGTTATCATCAACACCGCCAGCTAAAGCGACAAAGAATGATGCGACATGAACGAATGCGTTCGATGTAGCTGATTGGCCAGCTTTTGTTAAAGCTGCTGCGTGATTACCGATATAGACCCATGATGATCCTGCATTGATTACATCTTTATAGTATAAAGAAGAACCATCAGTACCTTTAACATCACTTGCTTGTGATAAATAAGTCCATGTTTCAAGTACTGTACCAGCTGTACCTGTTATTGTTCCATTTGTGTCATAAACCCAAATGTGAATTTCATCATTAGAACCACCAACTGCGGCTGCTCCTGATGATGTTCCTGCTAAGCCTTCGACGTACAAAGCTTGCCATGCCGTAGGTGTTTGTGTTGCAGTAAGTACTGAAACTCCTACCGCATTACCTGTAATACCAGGGTAACGAGCTTGTGCCCAGTCTCCTGCTGCAGGTGATTGACCGTCAAAGACAGTCTTGTTTTGTGTTAAAATACCAGTACCAGACACTGTTGAATTTCTTGCGTCTGCTCCTGTAGCTCTGACAACTTTTAAAGAACTGCCATAACTTAAAAATTGGGCTGCGGACAGAACACTTTCAAACGTGTTCGCGTCGGGCTTTCCAAACGTTTCAATCAATTGTGTTTCCGATGATACAGTTACTACCTCATTAACAGTTCCCCAAGCGAACGCTCCCGCCATGGCTCCTGCTGTTGTAGATACTGACGGAACAACATTGGTCAAATCGATTTCTTTTACCTGTACTCCAGGCGAAACTAGATTAGCCATCTAAACTCCTTCATGTTATTAATAAGATTTTCATAATACGTTGTGATTCTCAATATACTTATTTATACTAATTAATATTTGTAAATTTCCCACCCTTTTCCAAATGGATGATCATCATCCTGTGGCGCTGGCATATTGCCTACCGGTATAACTTCGTCTTCTAATTGTTGTACTTTTGCTGCATATAACATATGTTTCATGTCTACATCTGTTGATTCTAGAAAGAATGGAGTAGATGTGAACCATCCAAACATAACTAAGTTCATCATAAGATCATCGTATGCATTATGATCTGCTTGGTAAGATGTTCCTTTGGCAATGAATGTACTCATTTCTCTTATGGTCTCTTCATCTTTCACTACTAATTTACCCTGTGCCATTATATCTCTTATGTTAGAACAGCCTATACGTTTAGTTTTCTTTGTCATGGTAACACCAATAGCATTAGCTTTAATCATAGACTCTACGAATACGTTCTCATATTCTAAATCATAGTATAAACCATTGCATACAACTTGACCCGCATCATTAGATTCAACTACTACATAGCATTCATTGTAATGCATGGCATACTTATATATTAAATCAGGGAACAATAATGGGCTAATCATATTATCTCTATATGTACACACTTGTACAAATGGATTTTGAGACACATCAATGATTGTAAATGTGGAATAGTCTTGACCTCTTCCTCTGGATACATCAACGAACATCTGATATACATGGCCTTCCTCTGGCTGATCAAATATTTTAACGTTGTTCATATATTCGACAGGATTAGTGGCTCTTAATGCTAATAATATATCAGCACTTATTAATGTATTACCTGTGCCATGGAATGAGTTGCCAAATTCCTGGTCAAACTGTAATTGAGATGTGTTCTCTATGGTCATAGCTTTCCATTTCTCATCTCTTCCAGGTACGTCCCACCAATCTACTCGAGTGGATTTAAATTCGTTTGTTCCTTGCAATGCACCTTCATATAGTTTATGGTACATATTACCTATGCCATTCGCTGTAGATGTGATAATGATCTTAGATGTTTTACCAGATGATATAACCGGATAGGTTGATGTATAAAATTCTGTAGCGTTATCAACGAATGCGAACTCGTCAAGGTATACTAAGTTAAGTGACATACCACGAATAGAGCTTGAGGATGTGGCAGCAGCAATGATTCTTGAGTTATTAGAGAAGCCAATAGAACCTTTGTTTAGTGTTGTACACCCTGGTTGTAAAAAGAATGGTAGGTTCTCTAACATAAGAGTAATACGTGATAACATTTCCCTTGCAATAGCATTCTTATTTGCTAACACACCTACTACTTGTTCACCCTTGAATATCACATACCATAGAAGGTAAGCTACAACAGCGATGGATTTACCACTCTGACGACATGCCAGAACGATATTGAATCTATGTGCTTCGAATGATTTAAACATATCCTCTTGATACGGATATAGCTTAAAGGGTATTAAACCTTTATCTAAATGGATTACCTTACAATATTTCTTTGCAAAGTACTGAGGTGAATCTAAACATTTCTTATATTCAACTAGTTCTTTCTTAGTCCATGGATGGTCTACATCGGCACCCCTTACATTAGGATTACCTAGGTAGTTAGTTTCTCTACTCATTCTTTAAATAAATCTGGCTCCTGTTCAATTACTTCCTCATCACGTAGCATTTTTTGTAGTTCGGCTGTAGAGCCTATGAATACATTATTGTTGGTTGCTCCAGCGGTAAGTGCTGGAACTCCTTCATCTGATTTGTCCACTTCCTTTTTAGTCTTGTGGAGTTTTAGAATCTTTTCGCCTATCTCAGCGTTTTGTTTGATCAACTGACCAAGAACCTCGAATGCTCTTGGGTGTTCTGATTCGCGGGCAAGTTCTAACATAAGCTCTATCGCTTCGTCACCTTGTCCCGCTAAATCAAATAAGTCTCTTCTTACACGTTCGTAATCGTCATCGACTTTACTCGTGCCAGTCAATCCCTTCTGGTTCGTCGCCATGTTCATGGTCATCGTCATGTTCCTGTGGGTTTTCATAATCTGTATTCCATAAGTCTACTACTCCATACTGTGCACGGCTATCATCTTTATTACCGCCCATGTAAGGGATAGCAAGTTTTTCGTCTATTAGTACTTGGTTAGCATCTTTACCGTTAACCATAATCGTACCTAATACTCTTCCGAACTTTCCTTTTTTCATTTCAGCAGTGTGAAGAGTAAACTCTCCATCTGTTTCTGCCAATAATTCTATTAGCCTGTGCTTAGAAGCCATACCCCAAGATTTCTCTTGTAGGTTTCTTGTTCTACTCTCAGGTGTATCTATACCCATTAAACGGATGCGATCTCTCATGATCATGTTAAATCCTAAATGAATATCTGCATCAATGGTATCACCATCAACGACTCTTACTAATTGTGCTTTAAATTCATGTGCCATTGTATTCCCCTGTTATACGTCAGTATTAAAAAAGTCAATCGTTTCTGTGTAAGGAGCTGCCGATGTACCGTCTACTTTTTGTGTCTCAAACTTACTTGAAGTAGGATCAACACTATCTGAATAATCAACTTCAGTATGTAGAATTTGCTTGCCCTTACCTATTCCTCTATAATAACGAATACGAGTTGAGAACTGTAATGTATATACTATAGCCCTTCTCGTAACTAAATCACCTTCATAATCATCATTTAATGTAACACTCTCTAAAATAATCGGAGTGTCAGTTGTCAAATCCATTGCTGGAATATCTTTTACGGTTACTGTATATTCAGGTTGGAACATTGGCAGTATCTGTTCTAATATTTGTAGACCTTCATCTTGCGTTGCTGCAAGTATGTTTAATTCAAATCCAACTTTATATACAGCTGGCGAACCTAATTTATTTAATTGTAGTGAATCACCTACTATAGCTTTTGTATAATTCTTATGTTTAGATACACGTGCGTTAGCATCGTATTCCATAGATGATATTTCAAATGACATACGTGGTAATTTAATTGCTACCTTCGGATCACCGCCTTGCTCTGTTAAACGTGCAAGAACTTTAGATCGTGGTGCATAAGCAAGAGGTACTTTAATTTTACCTGTTATCTTACCTGAAACATATTTCATGACCTCTAGATCATTGAACAAAGATCCAAATACGGATACCATTCTACGTGTTGATTGATTATACCAATGATTCTCGAACATTATGGATCTCCAAACGGATTAGTTTCAGTGAAGTCTATAACATCATCACCTTCAAATTCGAATTCATCATTGTCAGCATATTCGTCTCTGTTGTATTCAGTCTTCGTTGTGCCTGTTAAGTCAAGAATAATCTTCCTTGATGCACCTGATGTTTGACCAACAAGTAAACGTGTTGCATGTGCTTCGAATTGTTTAAATGTTCCATCACCATTTGATGATTGATGTGGAGATACAAGTGTTACTGTATAATTTTCTGTATCAATTACTTCATATCCAGCAACCTTACCTATACAATTAATATAAGCACTAGAACCATCAGTACCACCGGTCCACTGATGTACGAACTCACCGATCTGGAAGTGGTTAGTATTGGCTGCTGCAAAGGTATTGTATGAATAAGCGTTAGCATACACTAATTCTACGTTATCTATTTCAGGCATACCAGTATCAAAGTTTTGACCGTTGTATTCAAACAACTCAGCGGTAAGGGTATACGTAGGAAGATCTTGTAATTGATAGAAAGGTTTCTTAGGTTCTACATACTTGATCTCAAACAATCTATCTGTCATTGTCATGTATATAAGATCACCTTCTGAAGGCAAACCAAGTTCTACATTACCTAATGATTCAGCAAGGTTCTGACCTACAACGTGATCCCAACGTTTCTTAGGTATTACAAATGTACCTTGGTCACGAATCTCTAAACCGAATTTACCTAATAGATTACCATCACCTTCAAATCCTTCGGTGTTTAATACAAAGCATTCTATTGGATAGGCATGACGATATTGATTTATTGTTTCATTGAGAAGAGCATCTTCAGCTAGTTGTTCGACGGGTATGTATACTACATCTTGACCAAACATTTTAATGCTTTCAAGTACTAGATCCTCATAAAGGTTCTGTTCAGTTCTTACAGCACCAGAAAAGTATACGCTTGTTGCCATTAATTATCCCATTATGAAGTTATCAGGAGACATCCATGTCAGCCTAACTTCTTCTTCTAATCGTTGAAGTTCCTCGATTGCATCATCAAACATTTGACGACCATTCATTGTTATACCACCTGGAAGTTGGAAGCCTTCAAACTTCATCATGTTTGCTCCCCATTGACGTTTGATTAATGCGGTAAGATATTTCTTTAAATATAAGTCATTAAAAACATCTGTGTATGTTGAAGGATCTATAATTGTATATACTTCCAATACAATGAACTCTCCAGCGATTAACTCACCAAATCCTTCATCCATATGAACTCTATTCATATGTCTACTAAAACGTATATGTTCTTCACTATTTAATCTGTGATCTATTAGTGACAGTTTTTGTTGTGCTGCTTCATATTCTTGAAGCTGTGCACCTAATCCTTGTAGCATGAATATATCATTCATACGCATATGATAACCCATGTCAAATAATGAACTACCTGCTGTAGCATTAATTTTTAACATACGGATAATAGATGTAATACCATCAGCAACTGTAATATAATTATTAGTTAAATCTGTTGCTGTGATTTCGTGTTTTAAATATTCACGAATTACACCGTCTGAATGAAATGTTTGATAGAACTGTAGTGCGTCATCAGTACGATCTTCTATCTGATCGTCATCGACATTGATTTCAATTACTGGTGCACCTAAGCTTCTTAAGCAGTAATCTTGTAATGTTGTTCTTGTATTAGGTACAGCCATATCAATTCCTTATCTATATACACTTATTTATATAATTACGACAACCCATTAGTGTAATTTAAAGAACTGTGCGATCCTCTCTTGAGTTTTATTGTCAGTAGCTTTAGTATGATGATTGTCTTCGTATATTTCTATTGCTGCTGTGATCATCTCTTGGCCACCTTTGGCTAACTGTACAAAGTTATAATCCTTTGAAGTCTTACTATGAAGATGAACAAATGCTAAAGCTAACATCTGATCATAAGTTAACAGCTCCATTTCTGCGCTATGCACATATGGCCCTTTGACAAGGGCAGCAATACTACTATCACTATCCCTTACTTTAGTTTCTAAAGTATTATGCCAGTAGGGGTATTTCATTTTTGTACCACCAAAAATAGAGGTACTATTTTTATATCCTGGTGGTTGCCAATCTCTTCTTCCTAAAATACTTCTAGAATTAAATTTCTCTATATGATATCGATAACGAATCACAGCAGTTAATACACTAGGTTCTGTAAATTGCACATAGCCATGTGCTGTACTATTAGCATTTGTTGCATTAAATTTCCAATCAGATTCTAATCCAACTAACTCATCCATCATCCAAAGAACATTGGAAGCAAATGCATTATAGTCAAAGTTATTAATATCCGCAGCGGTTAAGCCATGAGTATATCCTGCACTACCTCTTTGGAATCTTAAGATTTCATCGTATACCATCATAGTAGCCTCGGTCATATATGACCCGGTAGTATGTGTTCCTAGGTTTGATTTAGCCGTATAGTCTGAACTAGTTGCTAGTGCGTGTGTTGTTGCAGCTGCTGGTATTGTAAGTAATGCGCTCATGATCAAGAGTCCCAGTATTATCTTTTCTTTAATGTAGGTTTATTCCTTCTTTGATTTACATCAGCAGGATTCATACCCATTTTCTCAGCATCACCATATTTTTTCATTGCTTTATCAAGAGATGCTTTCCTACGCTTTGCACGTTTCATTGCAGCAGGTCCCATTTCAGCAAAGGTATCACCCTCATCACATCCACCTTCGTGAACTTTACCACAGTTTTCACATAATGCAGCATCTTCAGGCACACAGTTATTTACTGGTTTACCGCCTTTACCTTTCTTCATGCCGGCTTTTTTATAACCATCCCAGCAATCCATCTCCCACAATCTAAAGTTTTGCATTAGTAACCGTATTTAGCCATTAAGTTTTCTTTATCATCTTTCTTTTTCTTAGACTTGCCAGTAGGATTCATATCAACAGAAGCACCTGTAGCGTTAGCAGCAGTCTCACCCATTATTCGGCTATTAGCACCTTTAATAATTTCGTCTATGTCACCATCGTACGCATAGTTAGCATCAATGTTATCCATTGCTTTCTTAGCATTACCTTTAGCAGCCTTAATCTTTAGAGCTTCACGTTTAGCTTTTGCTTCAGCTCTTCTCTTCATTGCTTCTTTAAAGCCAACCGTTCTACGATCAACACTAACAGATTCTTTAGCATGATACGCTGCATTCATTTTCTTAGATGCATGTAACTTTTTACCGTCTTTATCTTTATGTGCATTCATCTTACTATAAGTTTCATTAGCTGTCTTAAGCATAGCCATTACTTTCTTATCATTAGATAAACCTTTCCTAATTTTTTCAATCGCTGCTATAGCTGCTTCCATATCACCTGAATTCTTTGAAGCTATAGCTTGGGCTTTTTTTAAGTCCGCAGAGTTTGCCTCTCCTAAACTCTTACCGGTTGCTAATTCATCTTCATCAGGGTTAAGAGTTGTCTCTGGATCTAAATCATCAGGATCATCATATGTTTCTTTATAAACATATCTCTTATCACCAGCTTTAAATTTTTTATAGGCAGGAGAGTTAGTATCTTTATCAATTTTAGTCACCACCATCTTCTTAGATTCCATAAGCTCAGGATATAAATCTTCAATGTCTTCATCGTCCATATCATAGTCTTGAGATTGTAGGTAAGCTAAGATCTTTTGCTTATCACCTGAAAGCATAGCACCATCGCGATGAGGTTTAATAGTGACTTTATACTTTGACTTTGCATCTTTTACTTCTGCAGCATTTCCATCCCAATTAATATCAATCCCAACTTTACCTCTACCAGCTTTAAGCTTTGAGGCTTCTTTAACTTCCTCAGCTTTTTCATTATCTCCATCCCAGCCTTTATCGATAGCATCAAAGAAAGATTTTTTCTTATCGCCTTTAAGTTCTGATGGTGATGATACTCCAAATTTCTTTAGAAGTCCATTGAAGAATTTTTGATAGGCTTCTTTACCACCTGATGCTTCTCTAATTTGACTAAGTGTTTTCATATTATTCCTTGTTTTTGTCTCTATTAAAATGGTTATCCATCATTACTTGGATTCTTACTAACTCTATCATGATCTCATTATACCGTTCGGTAGATGCGATTCTGTATTCTGTATTTACTTTAACATCGTTGAGCATATTCTCTTGAGTGTTAGTTATCTCAGATGCCCACCATACTGCAGTCATTGACTGCGCAAACAGAGCAAGGAACATTGTTATACCACCGTTCCTTATCCAGTTTGGTAACCTTGCAGATCTTTCTCTCCAAGATGATAACTCTTCTTCCTGTCTTGTCAATGCGTTATGCATTCGTTCTAAACGTAATTCTATATCACGTAGTTGCTCATCCGCCATCATATCTCCGTGATATCTGTTAATGCTTTAATATATTTATACATATTATTTTTTCCAATTTTCTATATGTGGAATATACTCTGCCATGGCATGATCAGAGAAATTATCAACCTTAAGATGTTTAATTCCACCCCACATTCCTTTCATACGATCCACAAATCTATTCCATAATTTTAGTTTACCACTAGTATCAATGGTACCATCATGTCCAATGTACATATTAAAGCCATGATGTTTGTAACCCATGATCATTAATGGTACTCTTGTAACGATATCATTGTTGTTCTGCCACCTTATATGGTTTAACTTCAATGAATTGACATAGTCATGCCAACCAACACGAGGTGAACCATACGTGAATAAGCATACTGGATCTGGATAATCATAGTTGTGTGAGCATCTTGCTGCCATAATAGTAGCCATTGCAGCACCTAAGCTGTGACCACAGAACCATAAGTTCTTTGTAACCTTTTGTATATCAGGTTGTATCATTGGCCAAAGTTCATCAACCTCATTCTTAAATCCTCTATGGACTCTTGAAACAGTTTCTGACGGTACAGGAAATGCTTTTAGATCTGCTTTGAGATCATTAAACTCAGAAGGTTGTGTACCACGACAAGCTATAACAACATCAGTAGGAGATTCAAATCTATATGCTTGAGCTCCACCATTGTCATAGAATTTACACTTAGTAAAGCCGAGTTCCTTTACAACTTTTTTAACGGTTTTTGATTCACCGTATGCATCAGCTGCGAGCTTTGCAAATAACAAAGATCGTGCTGGAAGGTCCATGTGCCAAATACTCATTATACAGCCTCCCAATCCTTATAGGTTTTGTATATACCCCATGCTAATGCAGCGATAGCCACAATTTTAACCATTGATGTTGCGAATATTGCAATCATTGCAAAGCCTATTAATCCTAAATTACTTCCCATTATACTTTCTCCTTTGTTTTTGCAAAGAACTCCCCGCTCTTTACATTCTTTAATAACTCTTCCCATCCACCTTCTTTAGGATTCAATATTATTTGCATCCACCATTTAGGTGTCGGACTATTATAAACTACTGTATGTAACCAACCAGGCCCATTATGTAGAATAGGTATAACATAACCATCTTCATTCAGACGATATTTGTGTTCATATTGTAACTGCGTTTCCCATGTCCTTTCATATGGATTTATATACTGTAACTTGTAATCATCCGGATCATCAAGTACATTAAACGGAAATATTAAAACATATCCTGTATCTGTATGAGGAACAAAATCATACCCTGGTTCTTTCTTACATAAGCAAGCACGTACAGCTCCTGTTTGAAAATCTTCATTAGAGATCAATCCATCATATGCATTGTTTACATCTCCAGTCTCAAATAAGTCTGCATTTAAACCAGCAAAATCTTCTTGCCATCCATAACATTCAATTCCTGGAACCCACGGTCTTGGATCCTTTCTCGCTGCTATCAATTCTTTCTGCCGTTCTTTAGTAATAATACCAGCGAGCTCAGGTATTTCAATACAAAAATCAGTCTTAAACTCTTCGTTCATACCTATACCTTACTTTCTAAATCCTTTACTCGTACATCTAACTCTTGTAACTCTCTAGCTATCTTAGGGTGTACTTTCTTCCAAGCATCTGGATCCTGGTTTAACCAAGTCCATCCATACTTGTCTCTAAAATAATCTACTATCGAATCAATCTTCGCATAACCCCATAGGCCAACACGTGTGTCTTTGATATACATCAAGGTTGCTGCACCTAACATAGCTCCAGCAATACTTGTGTAAATCCATAGTGTATCTTCAAACATCATCTTCTCCTGTATTACCGGTAACAACACCATCTTGAAAGGTTTCAAACATCGTACCTAACTCATTCTGATATGTTTCTTTCATAAATTTATCGTTCTTAATAACTTCTTTAATATTCTCTGGGTCTGGATATGGCTGTGTTACAGCTGGTCCGTCTTCCATACTATATCTCCTTAAAAATAAACCTAGAATCTCCGTACTAGATCGTGATTAATTTTAGCTAACAATTGTTCTTCTGTTTCTACCCTCAATACATCAGGTATACAACAATCGACTGGACACACCTCAACACATTGAGGTACAGCAAAATGTCCTACGCACTCCGTACACTTATCACCGTCTATCTCATAAATTTCAGCACCCATATAAATTGCTTCGTTAGGGCACTCTGGCACACACACATCACAATTGATGCATTCGTCTGTTATTAATAAACTCATTAATTTCCCTGTGTTACTGAGACTGCACACCCGCTAGACGTTTGACAATTTTGTGTCAACGAATAACTCTGGTTGCTATTACCTTCTTGTCTCAAATCTAAATCTGTCTTATAGCTTCCTGTCAAATCTACTGTTGCGGTATGATCACCATTACCTGTTTGTACAATACTTTGACTACCACCATCTGTTCTAATTGTTATATATGCAGTCTTATCTCCGTTACCTGTTTGTTTCAAAAATGTACTATTGTTATCGCCATTATAAAAATATGCTCTTACTTTATGTGCACCATGGTTGGCCGCACTGCCAGTCTCTTGGCTTATCTTCACATTATTATTATTACCATGTAAATCTAAAACAACCGAATGTCCACCATACTCTGCAGTTGAAGTATTGCAGTTTGCCGAATTCATGTCACTAAATGATTTCCCTTGACATATGTGAACACTATTACTATCTTGATTATAATTATGTATTCCTACTTTATTCCAATCTGTTCCTGCTGTATTATATTGCTCAATCTTAAATTCGTTATTGTCACCATATATATCGCCACCTGCACCACTCATAGTTCCCCAAGTAACACCACCTACATTAGTTACATTTCCTATATGGTTATATGAACCTGTTTGTATAACAACTAACTTATTACTTACACCATTCACTGTGAATGTTTGAGTACCATCAGCTCCTACTGTATTATTATTACCATCTTGTGTAATATTTATATCAGCTCCAGCACCGTTAACCTGTATCCATACTCCATTATTCGCGTTGGCGGATAGAGATAACATTGTCACCATCACCAAGACGATAGTCATACCATTCAAAATCTTGTTGTATCCAGTCGATAATATACCCATTGTTCTGATCTAACTCCAAATTAAAATACTGATCTGTTTCCAGGTCTCTTCTTGATAATGTCCATATACCATCTTCAATACTAAGTCGTGTGCCTGTGGTTTCATCATAACCCACTCCTTCCTGTAGCCTTTTCTTTTTATCAAAATCGCTTCTCAATTGTTTTGCTAAAGCTAAATTCAATTGTTCTAATATGTCACCAAGTAAATCACCAAAGAAGAATTTGTTATCATCTAACTCTGTTCTCCATCTCTCATCTTCGTCTTCATCTAAAGCATCAGCTAATAAATCATCTGTGCTTAAGAAATCTACACCAAGTATATCTGCTAATTTCTGTGCAGCCTTCTTAGCTGCTATCGATCCATCCGGATCAACCTCTTCAACCTTTCTTATGATCAGAAGATTAGTCATCATCTCCTCATCTAAATCTAATATCACTGGCTTGGTTGGTTTAACCCCAGCGGCATCAACATAAGTTGTTTCAAATGCCTTATTCATTATAACGTAACCAATATCAGTAGTAACAGATATCTCACCTGTAACACATAAACCACTGCTGTCACATGATGGCAACAGTGTAATCATGGATCCACCTATCTCGTTTACAATCATAGCAAAGTCTGTACCGTTCACACCAATCACTGCACTCGGTGTCGTAATCACAACGTTCTGTCTGCTGTTCTTAGCGATCTTACCCGAAGCGTATCTTATAGTACCAAGACTCGCCTTTAAACCTAATGATCCCTCACCAGTATCTGGATCATAAACAAAATCATCTATGATCAATCTACTGTGTTCCGTTACATCTACTAGAGTCTCATCTAAAAACTCTATCCTTACTTTACCCATAGCTGTAGCGACAACATCCATCATCTCTACACCTAAGTCTTTCTCTACATCATATATCTCAAAGCCTTCATCTCTTTCTATAGCAGCGGAACCGGTAAAATCTGTTACCGAACCAATATTTGCTTGTGCCTGTATAGCTAAGAGTAATAATAGGCTAGTCCGTTTGAGTAATATCCACATCACTTCCTGTACTTGAAATAATCGCATCAATAAGATTGTCATTTGTTCCTGCCTGTATAATATCAACTGTACCCGAACCAGTATGTACATATGTTAACTTGTGTCCAACAGAATCACCAGCACCTGACTTATCATAGTCAAAGTTAATATTGTGATCAGTCGCCGTTGCTGTACCACCAGCACCCGTAAGAGTAACTATAGTAGTAGTTGCACTTGCTTGGTTACCATCCATATCGATGTCAACTGTGTGATGATTACCAACAAGAGTTAGCGCAACATCTGTATTAGTTGAAGTTGCATTCGCACCAATTGTAATACCTATATCTGCATTACTACCGTTAACGGTTACATCTACATCTACTGACTCACACTTTCCTGTACTACCTGACGAACATAGGAATGCTATATCATTCGCACTACCTGTTATCGCCCATGTACCAGTATAAGTGGCACCTAATATTGTGGCAGATATAATATTTGCATCACCAACTTGCGCCACTGTCCATGTCGCATTTGCTCCTGTTACTGTTACTCGTGCACCCGAAGTACCCATGACGTTATTATCACCGTCTTGTGTTATCGCTAAATCTAGTGTAGCACCAGATTGCGTAATATATATGTCATTGGCAAAGACACCAAACGATGCCGACATTATCATCATAACGAAATATGAAATGAACTTATTCATTTGCTACTCCTTTAAATCCCCAAAGACCTTTATTAGCCCCTTGGTAAATTACTTCA